ATATCTAGAAAATTTTGCTTAATCTTGCTCACGGGCCAAACTTTGCATAGGTGGTTCTGATTCTGGTTCCAGCCGCATTCTCAATGGCCAGGGTAAGCTCTGCAATGATTTCACGCACCTCTGATAGGTTCGCCCTGCTAAAGGAACGACCAGCAATAGAATAGCTTGCTCCAGCCACCGCAATAGCCTCAAGACAGGCAACATACTTGTCCCGAAGTGAGTTTAGGGTGGCAACGGGTAAGCCAACAAAATCACCCCTCGCCATGCTCAACCTCCTCTGTCAACCCTGCTGGCATGATTTTCAGCCTCTTATGCAAGGCCGCGCCCACAATGCCCATGCATTCACAATCCAACAAGTGGTTGTGTTTGCCTATCTGCTTCCAAACCCTCCTGGTTCTGCCTGTCATGGGGTTCTTCACCTCAACCTTGGTTTCTGCTGAAATATGAACCTTCCAAACTTCTGGGGTATCTTCAGCAATGAAGCCCTCAACCTTGAGAAGGTTTGAAAGAATATCCTTGATGGCTGGGTTTGACCACCTCCAGACAGGGCAAAGCTTCCACTTCCAGCCCTCCCTAGAGCCTACATTTTTACCGCTGAAGGGGTCTCCGTTGGCAATCCTGGCGTAGGGTCTTTGAACCTTCTGATCGCCAACAATCTCTGAAAAGCTTGTCCTATCTGAACCCACAAGGGCAATGAACCCCCATTGGCAACAATGCAAATAAACATCCCTGGTTTGATCTCCAGAATCTACAAATACAGCCCTTGGCTCAACATTAAACTCATCAGCCTTTGCCTTAATGTCTCCCCAAGTTTCAAGCCTTCCAGCCCAAACTAATCTGCTCTTGCCCTCTAAATCCCAAGCCCTCACAACACACCAGGCGTGGAATCCACCAGCTTCTTGAATATCACAGGCCATGATAGCTTTTTCACCCATTCTAACCTCACCCATTTTGTAGGCTCCTGGCACTATCTCAACCCTCTCTTGGTCATGCTCCATCCAAGGCTCTGCCAGAACCCTATTCACAAAATCTTGAAGCCCTATGATTCCGCTGTGCTTGTCTTGCAGAAACTTGACTGCAAGGCTTCCAAAAGTTACCCAGGGTGGATATAGACCATTGAGATGGTAGCTCCTCCGCCCCGGCTCGCCCTTGGGGTTGGTTGGCCTCCACTCCCCTTCCCTCAACATCATTGTTTTGTGACCATCCCTAATGGGCTTGTTGCATTCCTCGCACTCATAGAAAGCAGTATTTTTAACTAGGGCATAGTCATAAACTCCATCCTCAAGCTTGGCGTTTTCATCCCATTTCACCCTCTCCCAAATCAGCTTTTGTTTGTGGCCACAATGTGGGCATGGCACAAAATAAAACCTCATGTCCCCCTTCTGCCATTCAGACCAAATGATGGAGTCTGCTGTGGTTGGGGTGCTGGTTGAAACCACTAGATGGTTGGGGTAGGTGGCAACTCTGGCCTCTGCCAACTGCAAGGCTCCAGCCTCTTTTGAGTTTGTGCCATCAGAAAATTTATCAACCTCATCGAGCATCAAAAGTGAAACCGACCTGGAGGAAAGATTGGCTGGGCTGTTTGAGCCAACAAACCAAAGGGACATCTTTCTAAAATGCTGTTCCAGAATCTTGATTTTGTCTGTGTTCTCTGGCTTCTCCTTTGAAAGGATTGGGCAGTCATCCACCATCGGAAGCCATCGGGTTTCGCTAAAGCTCCTTGCTAGTTGCTCACTAGGCATCACCCATAATGCGGGGCAGGGTCTTTCTGCCAAACGGTAGGCTAGGCCAGCAAGGATCGTGGTTGTCTTGGATGTTTGAGCTCCCCAAACCAAAGTAACCCTGCGGATTGAATCATTCCCAAAAGCCTCTAATGGTTCCTTTACATAGGGCGTAAGCGTTGTTGAGTATGGGCCGGGTATATTTGTAATCCTAGCCGATAGGGTTAAATTGGCCTCGCACCATTCTGGAATGGAAAGTTTTTTCTTTGGGACAAAAAGGGTTTCAATAATCTGAACGGAGCGGTTCATTAAATAAATTTTCTTCTGTTGCGAATTTAATTTGCTCTTTTTTAGCTCTTTTAATTTCTTTGTATTTTAGGTAGGCATCGCTCTTGGGTTGTGCTTGCCCAAGCCCCTTGCACCAATAATCGTTTCTTAATAATACCTTGCACATTCTCCTCCAAGAAGGAGCCCAGCATTTAGCCTCAAGCTCATGCGGGGCTTCTTCTGGTATAAAGGAATATCCACGGTTGTGCCACCCATAAATAAACTTTTTGAACCTTATCATATAGTGATCCCTTGTTTTTTTAGGCATTGTTTGTAAAAGCAGATTGCAAAAACTTTTCCAAGTATGGTTGGCTGGTTTTGATATTTTATTATACCCAGTAATGTTGCCTTTTTCCTCAACATATAATGCCCCAGAGTTTGCCCCATTTACTCTGGCGACTAATTTAAACCAAGTATTAGGCTCTAAAATATGATATAGCCAAAGCCCTCTTCTTTGGTCGTCCCCAAACGGCTGGCAAAGCCTTTGTTTTGAAATTGGAACTCCGGCCATGTGCATTTTATCATAAATCCTATTATGCGGCCTCTCCTTATATTTTGCATGGAATCTCCAAATATCTTCAGTAAGCCAATCATATATAGGATAGCAATTATATACATTATCAACTATTTTTGTTGTCCATCTCCTGCCGTCTAGCATTAAATTTTTCTTTTCCCATGTAGCAATGGCGCAATATCTGTGAAGGCTTTCTTGTGCCCTAATTCCAATAAATCCCGCTGTTTTTTTGCCTTGCCCATACCATTCGCCAAACAAAACAATAAACTCCTCAAACTCCATACCCGGAACGCAAAATGGGTAATCTTTTTCTGTTTTGGCCCAATGTGGTTTTTCCCTAATCCAAATGTCCTTTTTTTCTTCATCCCACGCCATCCATCTCGGCTCATAATTTGTTACTGCATTTCTCAAAAGCATAGGAACGCAAATCCAGTGTGGATCAATATTGTCTTTGTATAAAGAAAACATTTCTTTTGCGTGGGCTATTGTTTCAGAGTATTGGGCCTCTAAGTCTATAAACATAACTCCTATTTTTTTGTTTCTTTTTATCGCTTCTTCCATAACTAAATGGAACATAACGCTACTATCCTTGCCGCCAGAAAAGGCTATATATTGCCTTTCGGTGTTCTCAAATGCTTCTAAGATTCTTTGCCTAGAGGCATCCAATACGCTTACATTTCTATATTTTTTAATCGCCATAAATCAATAAATGTCCGATTGCCTATCGTAAGAAAAGGCTTCTTCTAGTGTTATTTCCTTGCGATTGTTTTTCTTTAGCCATTTATTTAAATACTTCAAGGCCAGCTTATTTGCACTTAATTGTTCTGCTTCTGATAGCAGATTAAACCCGCCCCGGTATGCTGATGGTATCCCAAGGGCATAACAGGCCGAGGCTTGTCCTAACCATGCAATCCGATTCATCGCAGAATTAGTTAAATAATGTTCGCAAGAATGCTTCCATTCTGTGATTACGGAATTTAAGGCTTTCGCAAATTCTTTATCATCCGAAAGAAATTTTCTATATGCTTCTTCGCATTCTGCCTTGCTCATCCCTTCTTTGGAGTTTTCATAAAACCCAGCTTTATGGCACTCCCACTTATCATAGGTGTGGAATATTCTGTTTTCGTCACTTGTGTTTACTGTTCTAAAATCCTCTTTTTCTTTGCCGTATTTTGAGACATCATCGGAAAGCTCTTCAAAATCTTTTTCCGTTATCTCGCCCTCAATATCCCAAGACCTCGAAAATTCTTGATCTTGAAAAAGCTCTGAAAGCCCGGTGATTTGGCATAACCTTAAAATTTCATCTTGATCCATTCCAAGTTCTCTTGAAATCTTTTCGTCCGACCAATTCCTTCTTTTAAGCTCAACAACAATGTCGGACATGGCATCTACCTTGTGCTTGCCTCTAGCCCTATTGTGTCGAATAGTTGCGGCTATCCTGTCGTTTCTTTCGGTTCGGTCTTCTTTTATTTTTACAATCGGCAGATATCCAAGTACCCTATTTTTTATTTCTTCAGACTCCTTCCCGCATCTGTTTCTATGAAAACCATCAATTACTTCAAACTTCCCCTGTTCATCCGGCATAGCAACAATGGGCTGGGTATATCCGTCCGACATAATTGAAACTTTTAAAAGCTCCATTTCTGGGGGAGCAACACTATTTGGATTGTAGTCGTTTGCGTGAACATCGTCAGCCTTTACCCATAATACGCAATCGACTGGTTCGCTTTTGAATGGGCTAATATTGTGAAGTTCCAGCTTTATTTCGTTTATGGCCTCAATTCTTTCCCTTAAGGAAAGTTTGGAAATTTCTTTGATGTGCTTTAGGATTTCGGTTTTCATTATTTGCCCTTTTTATGGGAAAGGCAAAAGGATGTCAAGGGTTTATTTATCGTAGGAGCATATAGCCCTTCGCATAGGCTTCCATTGGGTTTTTATGAATCCAATCATGGCACGCCATACAGACAGCCATGAAGTATTCCTTCTCATTTAGCCTATCCCCAAACCTTCCCTTCTTATGATGAATCTGCCCTGCCTTTTTCCCGCACACTTCACACATGGAGTTGGCTGAAAGATATTCCAGCCTTACTTGGGAATACTCCTTATTCTGCTTGGCTCGTTTCTTTGAAACTGGCCGAAGTCTGCCACCCCTTTTCAATGGGGTTTTTCTTTTAAGTGGGGAGCGTTTCACTTCTGCTCCTCCCTAATATAGAAAACATAAAGCAAGCAATAGATGGCATCCCAAGCATCAAACTTGCTCCACCCAAAGATGGTGGTTGCCATGTGCCATATAAAAAGCGGCGTCCAAAGCCATGATAGTTTTTCATAAAGAAAGTCTGCAAATTGAACTAGGTTTTTCATTCTGTCATTGAAAGCACAACACAAACCACAATAAAGCCCCCAAGGATAACCATAAAACATTCGTTCATTTGAAGTCGTCCTTTATCCATGAGGCAATGCCCATAAAAACAGCAATAGCTATAACGATAGACCAAAACAAAACCTTAATTGCAACAACTCCAAGAATTATCCCAATTCCTATTTTCGCCCCGAATATAATTGTTTCCATTATTTGAAGGCCCCTTCC